ATGAATGCCGTCGCGCCCCGTCACGGGTCGCTCGCTGATTTCCTCGCGCTTACAGACGGCCTGTCCATCGCCCGCGTCTCCGAGCTTCTACGCTGCTGTTCTCGCACCGTCCGGAACTATGTCGCCGGCCGCTCGCCGATCCCATGGCATCGGGTCGAGCTGCTGCGCCGGATCGCGTTTGACTCCAACCGAGCCGCCACGGGCGCGAACGCGTCGGCGTCGCCGCCGGCCGCGCCCGAATCGCCCGTAGTCGCCAACATCGAGCCCGACCCGTCGTCGCCTGACGTTCCGCCCGACGAGATGCTCGCATGGGTCGGCGTGCACGCGCCGCACTACCTGTCGAGCCAACGCAGCTTTGCGCATTACGTGCGCGGCTGGAACGTCGTCGACAAGATTCGGCGAGCCAAGCGCGAAGGCACCTTCGCGGCCGTTCTCGCGCAATGGCGTGTCCTGGCCATCGAACTTCCTCGCATGTGGCGCAGCGGCCCGTTGTGGACCGGCGTCGGGCCACCGGCCTACCGCACCAGAGAAAGCGGGCCATAACGTTTGTGCTACCCTCGATTCTTTCATTTTTACAACAAAAGGATCGAATATGGCCTTTCCCGGGGTACGTCGCGCGAGCAGCGCGATTGCTGCTGCGCTCTTCACATTGGCCGCCGCCTCCCACGTCGTCGCCAGCGAAGCAGCGCAGCAGACCGGCATCGTTCGTGCGCCCGTGAGCGCAGACGAAGCCCGTTTTCTAGCTGACCAAACCTGCCTTGATGAAAGCGAATGCTACGGGCCGAAGCGCTTCCAGCGCTACATTTTCAAGCGCTACCCCGATATATCAAAAATCACGTATAAGGCGTTGCCTGCCGATGCCAACGATCCTGATACGATCGCGCTACGAAAGGAACAGTTCTACCAAAGTTTGTATTTTGCAAAGCAAATACAGCTCGCAAACGGACAGAGTCTGTTCGATTTTATGCGCTCGTGCAGTCGTGGTTTTACTGCACTCGACGCAGCAGAAGTAGCTTACGACGACAAAGCCAAAGCGTCATATTTCGCATTGCAGTATTTCCCAACGCTACGCCGCGTCGACTCCGGCAAGCCGGTTGAGCTACAGATTTTGCTGGAACGTCGAGGGGACAAGCTGATACCGGGCAGTGCGTTCTTCACTTCGAATGCACTCCGATATTCGGATTTTCTGAAACGGCACAACGTGACTTGCTGGAAAGCGGCCGAATAACCAGCCCCGAAAGCCCGCCTGTGCGGGCTTTTCTATTGGCTTCTCTTCCTGAAATGTGACCGGTGCCGATCCGTCGTCGGATCGTTGCGCACCTCCAGTTCAAGCGCGGACGTGAATCCGCCCTCGCCGATCGTATGCGTCACCGACTTGACGAGCCACGGCGTTTGATCGATATCCGGCTTGAAGCCCGCTACCGTGACCGGCATTTCAGGAAACAGCTCGGCGCGGCCTAGCGCGAGCGTGTAGGACATGGTCGCCTGGCTGCGGTTGACGCGGGCCAGCTCAGCCTGTGCGGCCGCGCGCGCTTCGGCTTCGGTCGCATAATCCTCCGGCAACACCTTCACATTCTTGTTGTTGTCGCCGCCCACGATGACCGACTTTCGCTTGCCTTTCGCGTTCGAATGGTAATGCGCGCGCACGGCCTGATAACTCTCGCGCTCTGCAACGTGGTAGCGATGCTGATCACCGGATTGGCGCGTCAGGTTGAGCACGGCGAGCGCCTTACCGCTGACCGTCTTGCCCGAGCCGATCGGCATGAACAACAGATTTAGATCCTTGACGTTCATGACGGCGTCGTATCGCTTCGCCAGCCGCGTGAGAAATGACAAATCGCTTTCGTGCGTCTGGTCGATGTGTGCGATCCGGATTTTGCCGATGGTCGCTTCGACTTTTGCCGTCAGCGAGTGTCGGCCGGCGATCGTCTTCACGATATCGGCGATCGTTACGCCATGCCAACTTTTCTCCCGCCGCTGGTGCATGGTGTTCGTCATCGAGGCCGATTTGGCGCGGATCGTCAACACGTCCGGCGCGCCGCTGTGTTCGATCTCGTCGACCGTGAACGTCCCTTTGCTCGTGAGGGGTTCGCCAACCCATCCGATCGACAGTTTGATATCGGCGCCGCGCTTCGGGATATCGAACGCCCCTTTCGAATCGTCGAGGACGATGTCGAGCATATCGGGTTCTTCCGAGCGCGATTCGGAGAGTGTCAGGCTGATGAGATTCGGCGCGAACAGGCGCGAGATGTCGCGACCGGCGAGCGTGATGCGATAGTCGGCCTGCGGTTGCTTGCGCACGATCGGCGCTTTCTGATCGATCATATGACCTTCTTTGCCTTGTCGAGCACAATCGAAACGACGCTGCCTACCGGATCGCCGTTTATCGCCGATATCTGTTTGGCGGCCTTCACTGCCGCGTCAAGGCTGATCCCGCTCGCTGTCGACAAGCCCTTGGCGGCTGCGGCCGCAGCTTCCGGGGCGAGCTTGGCAACAACGCCAATTGCCGCCGCTTTGATCGAATTGATCGACAGGTTCTTGACGTTGTTGACGACAGTCGACGCGACCTTCACAACCTCTTTCACGTCGTTCACCGCCTGCTTGGCCGCCTTGAGCGAATCTTTGCCGTCGCCCTTCGTTGACGCCAGCGCTTCATCGGCTACGCGCTTCAACGTCAGGTTGAATTCGATTTTGCGTGCGACGCCTTCAGGCGTGTGATAGCTGGCGGACTCGTTCAGGCTTTCGATAACGTATGCACCGTAGACCGTGCCAACGCCGTCGACGAGCACATACGCATTGCCAACGTCGCCCATCTTTGCCAGTTTTTCGAGCGATGCGGCCGTGCCAATGTCGTTGTCAGCCGCAACCATGCCATTGAGGGTAATCGTATCGTCGCCGGCGCCGGTGAACTGGCTGGCGTCACGCGCGCCGACGCGCGAACTCGTACGGTGCTTCCAGTTGCGCTGCCGCTGCAGTTCCTTGTATGGGGCGGTTTTCAGGCTGAAAACGAAGCTATCAAGGGACATCATCATATGCGTTACTCCTGCGCGGCTCAGTCGGACAGGCGCGCGCCAATGCGAGCTTGTTTCGAGCGCTCGCGCCGATCCAGCTCGGCACGCACGGCTTGCGCGATTGCCGCCGGATCAGCGCCAGCGGCCGGGTAAATGTTGATCGTGATCCCGGCAATGCCGCCGGCAGCCGCGTTTCCGGCTGTTGGCGCCGAGGCGATGGGCGGTCGGGTGTCGATGGGTACGCTCGACCGCACGAGCGGCACGGCGGCCGTTGCTGCCGGCCCGCCAAACGCTGTCACGGCAACGGTTGCGAGGCCCACAGCGGCCTTGGCAACGCGGCCCTGCTCGCCGTCTATGCCGATTGCCGCGCCCTCGCCCATGAAACCGCCCAGCTCGGCGAACACTCGGCTTGGGCTATGAATCCCGAGCTTTTCTTTGAACCAAGAAATCGCGTTCTCGCCGACATCGTGCAGGGCAGATTTGAGAGCGTTCATGCCTCCGGTGAAGCCTGCGATCAGGCCGTCGATGATCTGCCCGCCGATTGTCGTGAAGCGGCTTACCATGCCGCTCAGGAACGAGATGATGCCGTCCCAATTCCGGATGATGAGGCCCAGCAGCGTCCAGTTCATGAAGTAATCGGCGATGCCCCGCCCGGCCGAAACAGCCACGCCGGCGATCCACGTCCACGCCGCGCCCGCGGCCGCCTTGATTTCGTCCCAATGGCGAACGATGACGCCGAGCAGCGTCCAGTTCATGAAGTAGTCGACGACGAGCTGCGCTGCCGACACGACCCCGGCCTTGATCAAGGCCCAGATGGCCAGGGTGATCGCTTTCAGGTCGTTCCAGTGGTCGAAGATGAAGCCAACGACAGTCCAGTTCATCAGGAATTGCATGATGCCGTCTGCGGCGCTACTGATGATCTTTTTGACGCTGTCCCACAGCCGCGCAAAGAAACCGCTGATCGGTTCCCAATACCGATAGATCAGGTAGGCGGCGGCGACGATTGCCGTGACAGCGAGGCCGATCGGGTTCATGAGCATCGCCCGCCCCGCAAACATAGCTGCACTCGAGAACATGCGCCACGCGGCCGCACCGACTCCGAGCACGCGCGACAGGATGCTGCCCTCAATGGCGAGCGTCGACATGCTGAACTTCACAATCGCGAGTGGCCCGAGCACGCCGGCGAGCGCTATCGTGAAGGTTCCCAGCACGACGAGCAGCGCGGCAAGCGCGACGAGAACGACCAGGATGACCTTGGCTGCGGCGCTGTGGCGCTGAATCAAGCCGATCAGCCCGCCGAGAATCTCGCGCGTTTTGTCCAGCGCCGCGTTGTACAACGGCGTGATGCGCTCGCCGATTTCCCGCTTCAGATTGGCGGCTTTGGCGAGAGCGTCATTTTCCTTGGCTTGCGTCATTTGAGCGGCGAGTTTCGCCCCGTCGTCGATTCCGTATGCTCCTTTGTTCAACCGCTCGTTCTTATGAATCTGGACCCGCTGCATGTACATGGTCGAGAACAGGTTCGCCGCGGTCCGGTTGGTGAAGATCGTCGAAATCATGTCTTTCACCTTGTCCGGATCGGTGATGCCCTTCGCGGCCAGCTTCGGCAGCAGCACCTTTTCGAGCCATTCAAGCGGCGACGCCTTGAACAAATCACCACCGGTTAGCGCCCCCGGTTTGATTTCCTTGATCGTCCCGATTTTGGTGTCGACGACCTTGGATTTGTCCAAGAGGCCGAACTTGATCATCTGATTCGCCGCCCGCTTCGTGGTCTTGCCCTGGTACGCGTTGCTGTAGGCCGACATGAGGCCCGTACCAACTGCGTGCCCGCCCATTTCCTGAATGAGCGGTTCCATCTGGTAGTAGAACGCGTCCTGGCGCATCTGCTTTGCGGCAACACCGCCGGTCTGAATGAAGTTGCGCCACTCGTCGCCGCCGACGCGGCCGCCGGTCGCCGACAGCACCTTTTGCACCATGTTGGCTTCGTTCTTGAACGTCGCTTCGTCTTTCGTGCCGCCGCGCAGCTCGATCACCTTCAGCATGTTCATGAACTTTTCTTCGTTCGCGTGCGCGTCTTCTGCGCCGAACAGCGCATCGTTGGTGAGCTTCATCTTCGCGAGTGTCGGCATGACCATCTGCGCGTGATGCTCGTCGGCGAAGATCGACAGCGCGTCGCGCATCATCGTCATGTTGTCGGTCGTGCTGACACCCATCGTGTCCATCGCACGCACATACTTCTCGGCGTCCTTCGTTGCCTGGTCACCGAGGCCGAGCGCGGTAATGCGCGAGCGCTCGCTTGTCATCTTCTTCTCTTCGTCGAGCGTCCCGCCGAGACCACCCAGCACGCGCATGCCGGTCGTGCGCGCGGCATAGCCGCCGATCGCCATGCTGCCGGCGACGCCCTGCATTGCCTGCATCTTGCCCCGAGCCGTCGCCAGCTTCCTCTCGCGCTCCGACAGCGCGTCGAGCTGGCGGGTCTGCGTCTGCATCGCCGCCGTCGCCGAAGCGATGTTCGAGCGCAGCGTGCGCTCGTGCTGCGCGAGGTTGCGCGTGTCGACGCCGGCCTGTGCCAGCCGGCGGCGCATTTCTTCGACCGAAGCCGTTTGTTTCTTCTGCTCGGCACGGAGTTGCGACGCCGCCTGACGCGCGCGCGCCAGTTCGGCAATCATCTGCTGCGACGGTGGACCAAACGCACGCAGCGAACCGGCAAGCGCCTTCACGTTCGACTGCGCCGCGGCCAGCTTCGTCGTAGTCTCGGCGAGCCCCGTGCGCATTTCGCGGAACGACGCAACGGCCTTCTGCTGCTTGCCGAGTTCGGCAAGCTCGCTGCGCGTTTGCCTGAGCGACTGCGCGAGCCCCTTGTTGCTGTTCAGCACGTTTCTAAGCGGCTTCGTCATGTTGTCGATCATGTCGAACATGACGCGCAGTTTCAGGCTGTTGTTCATCGTCGTTCGTTTCGTTCACTCGGCTCCGGCGCGCACGCGCGCCCGCTCGCGCCAGTCCATCAGCTCGGCGAGACTGAAGGCGTCCAACGTCGCTGGCGTCCAGCTGAATACCGACGCGATGTCCGCCATCGGGTCTTCTACGCGGTCTGGGAGGCCAGTTTCGATTTCACGGCCTTCGGCATCAAAAAACCCGCAAAGATACCCCCCAATTGAACGAGGTCGGCTGGGTCGATATTGGCGACGTCGGCTTCGGTCAGCGTCGGCGAGCTGATGCGCGGCAGCACCTTCGACAGCGCGGTAACGTCGAGGCTCACGAGGTCGGACAGCGACACGCCGCGCAGCTCGCCCGCTTTCGGCTTGCGCAGCGTGATCGCATCGATCGTCTGGTTGCCGCGCACGAGCGGCGTGTCGAGCATGTGCGTATTCGGATCGTCCTGCGCCGGCGATTCCGGCGGGTTGGTGTCCGGGGTGTAAGAGTCGATGGGTTCCATGTTGATCCAGTACGATGATGATTAGTTGATGCCTCGCAAGCGTCACCGGCCGAGGCAAAGGATTACAGCCCGATTGCGGTGCGCAGCGCGGCGAGAAGATCGGTTCCGTTTCTCCGGTCGATCATGTTGACGAAGTCGATTTCGATGATGTCCTCGCCGTTGATGGAAAGCTTGTAGTAGCTGGCAACCGTCGTCACCTTGAACGCGGTGTCCTCTTTCGCCTTGGCCGAGCCCGGATCGATCTCGCTGTGGCGGCCCTTGATGACGATCTCGATCGCATCGACGCTCGTCGAGTCTTCGGACTGGTAGCCGCCGGCGAAACGCAACAGCACGCCGTCGTGCTGCGTGATGCCGTACTGCTGCAGCACGCTTTTCATGAAGCCGCCGGCGGTCCATTCCATCTGAATGCCCTCGTTTCCGAAGTCGACCTTGATCGGGCCGCTCATGCCGCCGCCTTGGTAGTCTTCCATCTTGCGCGTCAGCTTCGGCAGCGTGATTTCCGTGACCTGCCCGACGAAGTTCTCGCCGTTCTGAAACAGGTTGAAGCCCTTGAGTTTTCTCGGCATTCCCATGTTCGATTGCTCCTATGTGTGCTGTTTCGCCGGCGATCAGGCGTTGACCTTCGACGCGAAATCCGCGAGATAGCGGTCGGTGATGCGCTGGCGCAGCGTCAGGTTTTCCAGCGGCGGAACCGGCGTGTAGTCGTAGTCGATGTACGCCTGCCCGGCCTTCAGCACGTCGGTTGTGTTCGGCTCCGGGTCGAACCACGACGCCCCGCCGATCAGGTAGCCGAGCGACACCCACTGGCGAAACTTGCCGTTGATGCTTTCGATGATGTCGCGCGGTAGAGACGGATTCAGCGGGCCGTCGACGTTCACCATCTGCGCGAGCGCGATCGAGTCGCCGACGACCTGGGCCGTGCGCGTGTAGTTCTCGAACGCGAACAGCGGATCATCCGAGCATGTGCGCGAACCCCAGAAGCGATAGCCGCCCTGGTTGATCAGCGTCGTCACGTCCTGTTCGTTCAGGTAGCCGGCATCGGTCGCCGGGTCCTGCAGATCCCACGACACGTCCGCACTGATGCCCGTCACGCCGTTGACGGCGACGTTCGACAGCGTCTTGTGCCAGCCGATATCGTTGTCGATCTTCGCGCGCAGGCCCATCGCGTAGGCCACGGCCGGGACTTCGACGGTTGCGTTCGCGGTGTCGTCCCACGCAAGAAAATTCGGCCAGACGACCATCAGCTCGCGCGCCGCAAACTGTTTCCGGTAGGTCGTCGCCTCTTCCTTCGTTTTCGCGCCGGCCGCGAACGCGTAGGCGAAACCCTTCAGCGACTGCGCCGTGGTGATGAGCGCATTCGCGACAGGCTGCGTGTCGAGGCCCGGCGCGCCGAGAATGCGCGGCTTTACGCCGAGCTTCGCCTGTGCGGTCAGCAGCGCTTTCATGCCGGTGTACTTCCCTTCCGCCGTCACCGTGCCGATGACGTTCGTCGTCGTCGCGGCGGCATCGGCGCCTTCCGCGACGCGCACGACGACGGTAATCGGTTTGGTCTGCGCGCCGATCGCCGTCAGCGCCTTGTGAAGCGTGCCCTGTTTGCCCGCCTTGCCGAGCGCGGCAATCACGTTCGTGATGAGCACGGGGGTATCGAGCGGGAACGCGGTCGCGTCCGCATCCGCGGCCGTGCAGACGAGGCCGAGAATCGCCGTCGAAATCGAGCGGATTGGCCGCGTTCCCTGATTGATTTCGACGAGGGTAACGCCGTGGTGGTAGCTGTCCTGTGCCATATCTTTGGCTCCGAAGTGATGGACGTGAAAAGAGACGATCAGGAGGCGCTCGCTGTCACCAAATCCGGTGCAGCAGGCAGATCGATGTATGGCCACCCGTCCGCCGCGCTGATATCGCGCAGTGCCTGACGGTATTTGATGAGCGCCGAGAATTGCGTAGAAGTGAGCGTCGTGCCGCTCCCGATCAGCTTCTCGTCTTGATGACGTGAAACGAGCCAGTCGGTTGCGTCCATCGCCGAATCACGCTTTGCGCGCATTGCTGCCGCAACGTCATCGCGCGTCGGCGCAGGCGGATCGATGAGCGCCGGTCGCTTGTTTCCGTCAAGCACCGCGCGCTTTCCTCGAGACTGGCCGTCGATCAATGCACGCCACTCGTCGTCGGTGATATCGACGACATTTGCGCCCGCAGGCGCGGGGCTGTCGACCGTATCGTAGAAGGCGACAATGCTGCCTTTCGCGTCGTATGCGGCTTGTTTTTTGCCCATGAGGTAGAAATCCCAAGTTACTTGCCGATTGCGACGTACCCGACAGCAACGTTGCCGGACGAAACAACAGCGCTGACACTCGTGTTGCTGGCACTCACGAGAGAGGCGGCCACGGCCGAATTCGATGTGACGGTAAGGCTTACGGAATAAACTGCGGACGTAAAGGCAATCGGGAAATTTGCCGAGGTTGCGGACGTAGTGACGTTCCCAATCGCCCCCCACTGAATAAGCAGCCCGCTCGGCAGCTTCTGGTAGCCGTTGGTGGCGAGAGACGAGCCAAAATCACCGAGCGATAGGCGCAACGCTGCCGATCCGCTGACGAGCACCCAATAGGTGCCGTCCGACACGAATTTCGCCGTATCGCCGTTGTTCAGCACGCATGTCGACGACGACACAAGCGAGCCTGTCATCATCTTATCGGCCCCTGCCGTCGCAACCGTCGCGGCGTTTACCGTCGCGAGAAATTCGAATACTGCACCGGGCTGTACCGACGCGAGCGACGGTAGGGTGTAAGTCGTTGAAGGGACCTCAAGCGAATACGAGCCACCGGCTTTCGATGCCGAAAGCGCGGCGTTTGCCGCCGACTGGATTCGAGTCCCGGTCTGCATGTTGCCGAGCGCGCGCTGCACGAACGCCGTCGATGCCACCTTGTCACTACTGTCGAACTGCGCCGCCGTCGGCCCTTTCGGCGTTCCGGTGAAAACCGGCGAGTCGATTGCCGCTTTCAGTGCCAGCGCGTTCGCCATCGTCGTCGCGAAATTCGGATCATTACCGAGCGCTTTTGACAGCTCGTTCAGCGTATCGAGCGCGCCCGGCGCCGCATCCACGAGCGCGCTGATTGCCGCTTGCATCTGCACGGTCGTCGCGTACTGCGGATACGGGTTCTGCGCGCCCGCGAGCGCATCGTGCGCATCCTTCAGAAAGCGCGTGCGGTTCGCGAGCTGTCGCAGCGGCACGTTATCGATGCCGTCCGGCCCGCCCTCGACCGGATCGGACGTTTCGAACTGGCGAATGCCGGGCGTCCAGGTCGAGCTTTCAACCAAATCGGTCATGACTTGATGCTCCCTCTGTTGTATTGGCCGTCGCGATGCGCGAAGCCGTTGTAGCGAATCGGCGCCTCTCGGTAGTCCAGCGACACCAGCATCGAGCGTTGCGGCGCGTAGCGTTCGAGAACCGCTTTCAGGTTGTCAGCTTGGTCGCGCGTGATGGGCCGCGACAGCTTGACGATGTATTCCGCCCACGCGGTTTCCCGTCCGTGCACGTAATCGCCGTTGTACGTGACCGACCCGTCGCGGCGGCGCACGCGCCTGCCCTCGACAATCGTCACCTCGCCGAAGCCGAGCCGACGAATCACTTCACGCACTGCCCAAGGTGTGCCGCGCTTCTGGTGAAGCTGAATCGCGCCCCGGATGAGCGCGCGGCGTGCGTCGTCCGATTCGGCCAGCTCCCAGCCGTCGACCGACACTTCGGCGGCCAGATACGGCAGCAGCGCAGACGGGCATTTGTCCGGATTCCAGTAGTCACGAATCGGGATCGGCAGAGCATCGACGGCCGCGAGCGCCGCCGCGGTGCGCGTCTCGAGCATCGTCGCGTTCGGGGGCAGCAGCTTAGGCATAAATGCCCCCGTATTCGATGACCACTTCGATGCAATACGATGCCTGGGTCGGGCTGATGGCAATATCGCCGGCCGGCTCGATCAATTCGGTTTTCGACAGGCCCGCCGCCTGGCACACGCCCTTGATCGCCGACTCGGCGACGCCGATTCCGATGTGGTGCACCTTGTCCGCGTATGCTCGCGCGTTCTTCTTCGCTTGCTCGATCAGCACGTCAGCGCCGACAGCAGAACGCGTATAGCCCTTCGCACGAATCCGATATGTGACGATCTCCGCCGACGCCACGAATACCGTGTCGTTCAGCGGCCGCTGATCTTCCGCGCTCAGCGCGGCTGCGACCGCGTTGCACAGATCCGGCGATGCCGTGCCGTCGCCTTCGCTCGAAAGCAGCGTCACGAGCACGTCGCCCGGCCGCGGCCGCGAGCTTTGCGCGTCGATGATGCGGCCGTCGACGGCGCGCGCCTTCGTCACATACGCGGCAGCCGGGCCGGCGACGCTGAAACCCTGCGGCGCGAGCTGAACGCGCTCGCGCAAGCTGTCGTCGCCCTCTTCCACCTCTGCGACGTTGTTCGCCGGATCGGCCGGCGTGACAATCAGCCGTTTGAGCCCGAACAGCGCCGCGCGCTGTTCGAGGTCATTCCCCATCGCGAATGCGAGCATCACGGCGCGAACCGCATCGTTGATGCGCTGACGCCACACCAGTTCACGGTAGCTGTTCTCTTGCAGCAGACGCGCGAGCGGTTCCGATTCGAGTTCGACCGTCGCGGCGATTTCCGCCTGTTCGTCGGCTGGCCAAAGCGAGATGAGCGCCGCCTTGCGCGCAGCGTAGATCGTTTCGAAGTCGAGCACTTCGAGTGCATCGGGCAGCGGCAGGCTTTCGAGGTCGATGAGGGCGGACGTGGTCATGCCGTGATCACCTCGTTCAACGGAACACGTGCGCGCACTGCCGCGCCAGACTCGGTCGTATAGCCTTCGATATCGACGTACTGCTTTCCGGAGAACACTTCGCCGACCGTGGCATCGTCGACCGTGATCTGCACCCGCGTGAGCACCAGACGCGGCTCCCATTGCATGAGCGCCGTCGCGATCGCGGCGTAGAGGCGCGTGCGTTCGGCGCCGTTGTTCGGCGCGTCGATCTGCGAGAACAGGTCGGACCCGAACGGCCGACGCTTCACGCACGAAGCCAACGGCGTCGAAATAATCTTGCCAATCGACTGGTAGAGGTGGTCAAGATCGGCGATTGCGCGGCCGGTCGCGGCGTTCATGCCTTTCATTTCGGCGCGCTCACGTCATTGCCGTCGCCCTGTTCCCGGTGCGTGTGGTGCGGAAGGCTGATGCCCTGCGACTTCACGTCGCCGGTGAAATCGGCGGCGCCCTGAATCTGCATCGTCGAGCCGCCTGCGCCGCCTTTGCCCGTCATGCCGGACTCGAACGCGAACGGCCCCTTGACCGTCATCGCGCCGGTGCATGTCGTCTGCGGGGCGTCGAATGTGATGGTCTCGGCCTGCACGGTCGCGGCCTTCGTCTGAACCGTGACAGAGCCCGGCGCGATGACGAGCATGGTCGCGCCGGCGGGCAGTTCAGCCATGAGCGCATGCGCAGCGTGGTCGTATGCGACGACAGCCCCATCGGGATAGATGCGCGTGTGCGTGTCGCCGCTGTTGGCCGGTGCTGGGAAGCCTTCGGAATAGAAGCCGCACAGCGCGACGCCCTGCGCCGGATCGCCCATCGGGCAAAGGAGAATGACCTGTTCGCCTTTGGTCGGCGGCCGCCAATCACGAACGCCGCCGGCGGCGACCGACAGCCACGGTATCCAGTTCGTCGCGAGGTAGCCGGAGTCGTCGTCAGGATCGCCGACCGACACGCGGCAGAGTGCCGCGCCGTGGTCGACGTCCAGAATCGCGCCCTTGCGCACTGCGTTGCGGGCCAGCCGTTGAATTTCGTTAGCGTCCATGCCGCCCATCATGCCGACCGCACGCGCGCGATGCGACAGCCGCCGCATGTTGGCGGGATGGGTACAAAAAACCCCCGTGAACCGGGGGTTATCGTGCGACGTGTTTCAACAGCAGGTCGAGTATCAGGTCGCAATCTTCGGGCTTCAGCCCAAGCAGTACGCGGGCCGGATACTGGTATTCGGCGCCGCCCGGCGCGACGCGCCCGCGCTCGCCGAACTGGTGGACTCGCGCGATGCCCGCGACGCGCCCATCGAAGCCGATCGCGAGGCCGTTCGCGTCCGCTTCGACCTTCAGGTATCGCGCCGTGCGCAGCTTCGCGAACATCGCAGCGCGTTTGATGCGGCCGCGCTTGTCCCGTGGCTTACCGTCTGGTTTCAGGCGCGGCTTGCGTGCGTCGTATGCGGTGCCGTCGGGGTTCTTCTGCGCCGCGATCCGCGCCTGATGGCTGCGCCGCAACGCGCGCGCGATGTCGCGCATCGCGGCGCGGCGGTCCGCCGGCTGTAGGCGGCTCAGCAATGCGGATAGTCGCGATTCGACGATGCTCAGGTCATTCATGGTTCAGCGACCCATGGCCCCGCCATGTCCTGCAACTTCGAATCGTCGACGTGCTCGACGATGCGCTTACCGTCGTCGTTGACCTTCACGACAATGCCTTCCGTAAGCTGCACCTTGATCGACACGTCGGCCGTCTTGTTGTTGAGAACGTCGATTTCGTAGGTGATCCCGCTCGCGTGCTCATCGGGGTTGAGCACGAGGTCCGGCTGATTGTGTCGGACCCAATCCAGCAGCGCGACAAACAGTGCGTCCGGATCGCCGCCGAAGTCCAGCAACAGGACGTTGCACACATACCGGTATTCGAACGACAGACTGCGCGCGCCCGTCGCCACGACCGAGCCTTGATCGATGAACACCGTGAGCTTGTCGGGATCGCCCCTGAGCGAGGGAATCGCCGCGACGATCGCAGCGCGAAGACTGGCCGGCTTAATCATGCGTCGCCCGTTCGACTTCGGCATCGATCTTCGCCTGGGCCTTTGCCTGACAGGTGACGATCATGTCAACCTTTGCCGCGCACATGCCCCACGCACCTTTTGCGGTGTCGAGCGCTTCGTGCAGCTCGCCGTTAGTGCGCGGCGCCATCGCCGGCAGCGTGCAGCGCGTGATCGGCTGGCACTGCTGCACCGAAATCACCGGCGCCGGTGTAAGCGGGGCTTGCTGACAGGCGGGCAACGTCAGCAGGCAAAGGAGTATCGGCCCAACTGCGAACGGTCGAGTTTTCATTGATCACCTTCCTGATGTCCTGTCGGGCGGCCGCGAGCTTCGCCGCTACCTTGCCCGTTGCTGCGTCGAGCTGCTGCTGTTGCGTCGCCTTGTTGCTCGCGTCCTGCCGCAATCCATCGATCGCCGCGTCGCGCGACTCAACGGCCTGGCTGGAACACGCCAGCCGGTTTTTAGCGTCGGCCAGCTCGGCGCGCAGCGCGCGCACATAGAAGAACGCGGCGACGAGCAGCGCGAGCGCGACCGCGCCGGCGACGAGCTTCGAGGCAGCCGCGTTCATGCAGCCGCCTTGTCAGCACCGGCGTACTTGTCATACGCGCGTGCGAGCTTCACGTCGTACAGGTTGCGTGCGTAGTCGGAACCGTTGTAGCCCTTCGCGAACACGGCCCACTTGCGGCCCTTCAACGCCGCCAGCAGATTGGAATCGGCTGCCACGAAGCGCACGAACGCGTCGAGCTGATCGCCCTCGCCGTTTTCCATCCGCGCGACGAAATCGTCGATGTCCGAATAGCCGAGGCGTTCCGCGTGATAGCCCATCACCTGAAACGCGCCCCAGCTTGCCGACTCGTAAGCCGCGCCGGCGTCGATCAGCTCGGCCGTCGCGAGTCGCGTATATTCCGCGGCACCGCCTTGGTAGCCGCCGCGCGCCTGCGCGCAGATATTCGGATATTTCGCCGCGATCGGCGCCGGATCGATGCCGCGGGCTTCGAGGCGCTTCCAGAAAACGTGACGCTCGAACAGGATCTTCGGCCGCCCATCCGACAGGAAGCCCGATCCGGTCGATTCCACTTCGTTGACGGCGCGCACGCACGCGACCGGTACGCCGAGGGTGTCGGCCGCCTTCACGATGTCCGCGTCGGCGAGGTGCTTCGGATCGCGCCGGCCGGTCGCGATCGCGGCGAGCGTCTTTGGGCCGGCGATGCCGTCGACGACGAGCCCGGCTTCCGTCTGCACGGCCTTGACGGCCGATTCGGTCGCTTCATCGTAGACGTGCGTCACGTCGAGCGCGTAGCCGGCGCGGATCAGCCGGCGTTGCAGCAGGCCGACGTCGTCGCCCTGGTCGCCGAGGCGATGTGTTTTCATGGTTGTTCACTCCGCAAGAGGCGCGCAACGTTGCCGCGCGACGCAAACACAAACAGCGCCAGCAAGACCGCCGTCGCCGTTTCGAAGAAGCCGACTTGCTTCGCGTGTAGTGCCAGCTCAATGGCCGACCCGCCGGAGACGGCAACGAGCGCCCAGGCGACCCACGATGCATCGTGGCGATGACGCGCGCCGTTGCGCCGATAGACGAGCACGCGTGCGAGCGCGGCGAGGTGAGCGGCCAGCGCCACCAGTGCGAAAGAGATGTGCATATCGCTCACTCCCCTTTCTTGAGGAACGCCAGCAGGTCGACCGACTTCAGGCGCTCGATGAGCTGCAGCGTGACCGTGATCACGAGCGCGGCCGCGAAGAAGCCAGCGACGCCCGTCGAGCGGATCGGCGTCGCGTTGACGATCTCCGGGGCAGCGAGATAGCCCATCACGAGGGAAATCAGCATGTACGCGACGCGCGTCAGCACGCCGATTTCTCGCGACGTGACGACAACGAGCGCCGCGCCGGTGAACGCACCGATCAGCGCGTTTCCGTCGATGCCGGGCGCGAGGCCCGCAAGACCGATCGCGGCCGACAGCGCCGCGGCGGTTGTGGTGTTCGGTTCTGCCATGTAGCCAGCTCCCGGAATCAATCAAACAGTTGCACAAGCGGCGTCGTGCTTTCGACCGTGCCGATATCGGGCAGATAGACGACGGTGCCGATCGGGATCACGACGCCGTGATCGGCGAGGCCCGCGTTCGCTTCGAGCACCGCTTCAACAGTGCCGTCCGTCCGGCCATAGTGACGCCAGCAGAGCGCGTCGACCGTATCGCCCTGCCGCGCGATGACGTTCATCGGATTGCCATCAGATCAGCTCCACCGTGCTGCGCGGAATGCCGCGCAGGTCGTTCAACGCCCAACGCGCGTTGCGGCGCGCGCTGCAAACCGTATCGTCGAGCCGCTCGGCCTCCTGCCCGCCGGATTTCGTCGTATCGAGGTCGCGATACTTCTCGGTCACGTCGGCATGCGTCAGGTTGTAGACCGCGCGGTAGTAGAGCGACACGAGTTCGCTGATGCCGCCGATTCGCTCGGCCGGTACGTCGGCAAGCGTCGCGTAACCGGCGGCCGCCTGCGCGCGCCACACCTTCAGTTCGACGTTCACGCTGCGGATTGCGTCAATCGCCGCCTCGCGCAAACGCGCGTGCGTCACGGTTCCGTCGAGCCGCGTAGCCTCGCGCAACGCCGCGATCGACACATCGGGAAAAAACCCGTTGTTTTCGATCGCGTCCAATTCGGGCGTCGGCGCAGTCGCATCGGCCGTCGCAATAAAGCTGCTCGACATAGTCGTGACTCGGAATAAGACGGCGGTGGATCGGGGTCGGGATCGCGTAGTGTCAGCCGTTGCGAACCGTCACCCGATGCCGCCGTGCCGGGGGGGCTCAGTTCGTGCGGTCGGCGCCGGCCGCCGCACTTCTCAACTCGGCTTCGAGTCGAGTGATGTCTTTTTTCACGCCAACGCGGTCGTTCAGCTCGACCGCGCGCCGCAGCATTTCGAGAGCGCCGGCCTTGTCGGATGCCTCCAACGCATAGCCGAGCGCCTTGTGCAACTTCGCGCGAATCTGGTCGTGCATGTCGTACTTGCGCGTCCGCGCTTCGACTTCCTGCAACATCGCCAGAGGAAACGCCTCGCCGGCTGCGAACGCCCGCAAACCGGCTTCGGCAAATTCTTCAGCGACAGCGGCCGGTAACGTCCGCTCGTACTGATCGGGCAACGTCATGCCGAAGCGCAGCGCGTACAGCGCGATTTCGAGCGCGCCTTCGTAGTCGCCCACGTCGACACGCCAAATCATGACCGTGGTCAGCACGTCGTCCTGCGCGCCCTTCCCGCCTTCCAGCACGCCAGCGATGTACGCCGCATAATCCGGCAGCACCTGGCGCTTGACCTCGATCTTTCGCGCGACGGACTGAATTTCCTTCAGCCGGCGGCGATCGGTCCCGAGCTTCGCGAGCATGAGGTCGTAGTGTCGGTGTCCGGCCAGCGACTGGCCGGGTGCGGCGCGCGCGGCATCTTGTGCAGCGCGGACGCGCATCTGGTGACGGCGGGCGGGGCTGGTCATGATCAGGCCGCCGGCGCGATTTCGATGTTCTCGACCACGGCCGCACAGCCGTAGTCCTCGACGACATACGCGTCGTTGCTCGATTCATAGAATTCGACCCGGTCGCGCTTCGCGTTGTCGACGATCGTGCGTCGACGCGCGCCGTTCTGGTAGTACAGCGACAGGTTGTCCAGCCGGGTGATCAGCACCGAGTTCGCCGGGAAATACGGCGCGCTGACCGCCTGCTTGCCCCCGACGCGCTTCGCACTGACGACCAGGTCGACGGCGGCCGCTTCGGTCGCGACGTTCGCGCCATTGATGAACGGGAAAAACTTGTCGTGCAGCAGGCCACTACCGAGCACGACTACGACGGACGGATCTTCGCGATACCACTCGTCGAGCAGTTCGAGCGCGTCATACACCAGCGCGTCGATGTTCTTGTAGTCGGCGCCTGCACCCGTGCCGACCTTCACCTTGCCGGACCCTGCGGCGCCTTCATGCATGACTCGGTCGGGTGCGCTCGCGCGGATTTTCTGGAGCCAGCCGATGTTTACGTCCTGCAACAGCGGATGTGCGGCACGGTCCGACGTTGCAGCGCGCGACGTGCCGTTGAAACCGATGCAGATCCGGTCGAGAGCCTGACGCTTCACGATCGCATCACGGATGCGCGTCTGGAAGTCCGGAAACTTCGCCCACGCGTCGAGGCGCGCGTACGGAATCGCCGTGTCGAAATTCGTTTGCGTGCACAGATACCCGTTGTTGTCGAGGGTCGTCGGGTCGACCGGCGTGCGATCCTTCGTCGTGGTGTCGGTCGTACTGGCGATCGGTTGGCCCACGCCGAGGCCGATTTTCGCGCCGGACTGCTCGTCGACGCCGATCATGTTGACGCTCTGCAGGAAAGCGCTCGACGCTTGAACCTTCTGCTCAAGGGTTTGCTGCACCGACGGGTCGACGCTGAATTTCGTCGTCGCGCTCTGAACGCCGTTCAACTGCGCAATGTGCGCGGTGTACGCGTTGAACGCGACGCGGGTGTCGTTACGCATGGGTGAATCTCCGAATCGTTGAATGGATGGACCGATGTCGTTTCGCGTGGCCGGGGTTGATCAGCAATCCGTCTTCGTGGCGCCGGTGCCGCCGGTCGCCGGCGGCCGCGGTGCGCCATTCGGTTGCGCCGACAGTTGCTCGGTCAGTTCCGCGAGCGCGGTCGCAGTCTTCGCATGTGCCTCCTTCTCGGACGACAGCGCGACTTTCAGCGAATCGAGGTCGCCAGTCAGCTTCGCTACGGTCGCGGCCTGCTGCTGACCGTGCGTCGCGAGCGCTTCCACGGCCTGCGTCAGCTCCGTGAAGCGCTTGTCGTCGGCCTCGCCCTTGTTCTTGACGATGCCAAGCAGCTCGGCGACGCGCGAGAACACGGACGGCGCTGGCGTCTCGAACTCGATCACGGTTTCTTCGGCGGCCGTGAACAGGTTGTCGCGGTGCTGTTTCTTGTTCGCGAATGGGTTCTTGTCGCCCTGGCCGGCGGCGAATTGCAGGATCTCGGTGCCGAGGCTCGCGGGGCTGTCCGTGACCGCGAGACCGATCAGATACGCCTGTTTCGTGTCGGCAAACGACGGCGCGACCTCGATCGACGTGTAGATCTTCTGATCGGCCTTCGTCATGTCGATCAGGGCCTGCGTCGGTTGGATCTGGGCATACAGGCCCATCTTTCCTTTCAGCGGGCCGGCCGTGATCTCCTCGGACTTCAGCGCAATGACATCGCCGTATGCACCGAACGGATTCGCTGCCGACATCGGGGCGTATCCGCGAATGTGCTCGCAGTTCACGCGTGCGCTGTACACCGTGCGGTCATACGTGGCCGCCATCTGCGTAATCCAATCGCGTTCGATGGTGCGGCCGTCCGTCGTCGCACCTTCGACCGCGACGCGAAACCACTTCGACGTTGCAGCATGGTTGCCGGAACCCGTGGTGCTGCCGATTCCGATCGCGGCGAGGCCCGCACCTGCGACCGCCGAACCGTGTGCGCCCAGCGCGCCCAGCACGTCGGCGTGATCGAGCAGCGTGCGGCCATGCGTGACCAGTTCCGCAGCGTGCGCCGCCGGCGAGAAGCATGCGACCACGGCAGCGCCGATCGTCGCAGCAGTCGCCAACATCGAAAATCGCTTCATCGGTCGCTTCATTAATGCCCTCTCAGGTTCCGTTCGGTGTTTTGGTGTCATCGCCTGGTCGCCGGTGGTGACGTGCGACTGGTGTAACGGAATGTTGCCGGGTTGCGCTCCGACGAACAACGATGCGCGTTCGTTGCTCGGCTCGGCACAAGGGCATACGCTCCGCGCGCGCGCGCGTCGCCGGTACGCTTCCGGCATGATCGAGACAGCCGAAAATCTCTCTGTTGATGACGAACCGCGACGCGTTGCCCGTGCCTTCTACTGGAAGGGGCGCGGCATCACATGGATCGCGCAGTTTCTGAACGTTCCTCGCTCCACCGTCGAATCGTGGAAGCAACGCGACCAATGGGAAAAGGCGTCGGTCGTCGATCGATGTGAGTCATCGGTCGAGGCCCGGTATATGGCGCTCGTCGAAAAGGAAGACAAGGAACCGCGCGACTTCAAGGAAATTGACCTGCTCGGCCGCGAAATCGAACGTCTGCACCGCTGCCGAAAATACGCCGAGACCGGCAAGGCGTCCGACCTCAATCCGAACATCAATGCGCGCAACGCCGGCCCGAAGAAACGCGCGCAAAAGAATCTCATCACGCCCGAGCAGGCGAAGAAGCTGCACGAGGCGTTTCTCGACGGCATGTTCGGATACCAGAAGAACTGGTATCACAACGGCAACAACCGAACGCGAAACGTGCTGAAGTCACGCCAGATCGGCGCGACGTACTACTTTTCGCACGAAGCGCTCGACGACGCGTTGCAGAGCCATCGCAACCAGATTTTTCTATCCGCCAGCCGCGCGCAGGCGCACGTCTTCCGCTCCTACATCTGCGACTTCGTGCGCAAGGTGATCGATGTCGAGCTGACAGGCGAAGTGATCGCGCTGCCCGGTTACGACGCCGAGCTGTACTTTCTCAGCACGAACTCGAGAACGGCGCAGAGCTATCACGGGAACCTCTATTTCGACGAGTATTTTTGGGTCCACGGTTTCCGCGAGCTGAACAAGGTCGCGCAGGCGATGGCCAGCCAAAAGCAATGGCGCAAGACCTACTTTTCGACGCCGTCGAGCATCTCGCATCAAGCCTACCCGTTTTGGTCAGGTGAAGCGTACAACCGCGGGCGCGCGAAGGCCGATCACATCCATCTCGATATCTCGCATGCCGCGCTGTCCGGCGGCCGCTTGTGTGAAGACCGGCAGTGGCGGCAGATCGTCACGATCGAGGACGCGGCCGCGATGGGTTGCGACCTGTTCGACCTGGACGAGCTGCGCATGGAAAACAGCGCCGACGATTTCGCACAGCTCTATCTCTGCCAGTTCATCGACGACAGCGCATCGATCTTCAAGTTCGCCGATATCCAGCGATGCATGATCGACTCGTGGGAGGAATGGGACGACGTTGAGTTCCTGATCCAGCGACCGTTCGGCCATCGCCCTGTGTGGCTGGGATATGACCCGGCGTTGAGCGGCGATTCCGCCGGTCTCGTGATTGTGGCGCCGCCGGCCGTGCCTGGCGGCAAATTCCGCGTGCTCGAAAAGATGCAGTGGCGTGGGATGGATTTCGAGGCACAGGCCGAGAGTATCCGACAGCTCACCGAGCGCTACACCGTCACGTACATGGCGATCGACACGACGGGCATCGGCCAGGGCGTCTACCAGCTCGTGTCGAAATTCTTCCCGGCCGCCGTCCCGCTGAACTACTCGCCCGAGGTGAAAGGCCGCCTCGTGCTCAAGGGGCTGTCCGTCATCGGCAATGGCCGCCTGGAATTCGATGCGGGCTGGACCGACCTCGCGCAAGCGTTCATGGCGATCCGCCGGACCATGACCGCGAGCGGCCGACAGGTGACGTATCACGCCGGCCGCAGCGAAGAAATCGGCCACGCTGACCTTGCATGGGCGTGCCTGCATGCGCTCGGCAATGAGCCGCTCGAAGGCCAGACCACCAACAACCGCAGTTTCGTGGAGATTTCCTGATGAAAAAGACCCAACGTCCGAGCGGCGCGCAGATCGCCGCCACGACGCCGGCCACCGGCGCGGCCGCGGGCGAAGCGTTCACCTTCGGCGATCCGATGCCGGCACTGTCGCGCGCCGAAATCCTCGACTATTCGGAAGTCTGGTCGAATGGCGAATGGTACGAGCCGCCCGTGAGCTTCGCCGGCCTGGCGAAGTCGTTTCACGCCGGCACGCACCACGCATCGGCGATCTACTTCAAGCGCAACGTGCTCGCGTCGACGTTCATCCCGCACCGGCTGTTCTCGCGAGCGGCGTTTCGGCGCTGGGCGCTCGATTTCCTGACCTTCGGCAACGGCATCGTCGAACGCAAGCCAAACCGGCTCGGCCAAACGCTCCGATTCGAACCGGGGCCCGCGAAGTATGTGCGCCGCCGAACGGACATGGTCAACTACGTGCAGACCAACGGATTTCAGACGAAGTACGAATTCCCGGAAGGCTCGGTGTTTCATCTGATGGAGGCCGATATCAATCAGGAGGTCTACGGCCTGCCGGAGTATCTCGGCGCGCTGCATGCGGCCTGGTTGAACGAGTCGTCGACGCTGTTTCGTCGACGCTACTACGAGAACGGCAGTCACGCCGGCTTCATCCTCTACATGACTGACCCGGCGCAGAATCAAGCCGATGTCGATACGATCCGCGAGGCGCTGAAGAACTCGAAAGGGCCGGGCAATTTCCGAAATCTGTTCGTCTACTCGCCGAACGGCAAGAAGGACGGCATCCAACTGATCCCAGTTTCCGAGGTCGCGGCGAAAGACGAGTTCTTCAACATCAAGAACGTGACGCGCGACGACCTGCTCGCAGCGCACCGCGTGCCGCCGCAGTTGCTCGGCATCGTCCCGAGCAATACCGGCGGTTTCGGCGCGGCCGACACTGCCGCGCGCGTGTTCGCGCGAAACGAAATCGAGCCGCTCCAGGCGCAGTTCCTCGCCTTCAACGAATGGGCCGGCGACGAAATCATTCGCTTCGATCCGTATGTCCTGCCGGCGGTGGAAACGCCGTCGAATTCGGCCTAATTGTCCGGCTCTTCGTGCATTCCGCCTACTGAGCTGCGTCGAACACACCTACGACATTTGGCAACGGCCCTGCGACAGCCGGGCCTTCGCTTTGTGTGGCCTTCAGTTGCAATTCGTGTTCGTAAATGCGCCAAGCTGCGTTGACGTGCAATGCAAGCTGGTGCCGAGATGCACCGACAGCGGTTGGCGAGCATTAACTGCGTGCATGTAGTTCGCCCAAGCGTTGAGGTTGTTTGTGAACTGCTGATTGGCGATCTGCTGTGCTTGCAGTTGTCGATCCTGGTCTTGAATTAGGCGAGCCTCACGATATAGGCGCTGGGCATCGGAGGCGGCCTTGCCAATCTCGTATCGGCGCCGAGCAAATTCGCCGTAGGTGACCCGTTGCTGATAGAGCGCGACGATCAGCTCGCTGACGCGGCCTTCAGCTTCGGTCGTGTAGGCCTGCTGCTGCTCGATGTACGTTACATCGATCGGGCTCGCGTTAGGCGGAATGACGTTGATGCCATGCGCACGCTTGAGGCACGCATCTCGAAGCGTTGCCCACTTCCCAACGAGAGACCGTTCAGCAGCAGTCGGGAATTGGTCGAGAGATGCAAACTCAAACGGTGGCGCTTCGTCTTGCCGACGCATAAATTCGATCTTGTGCCGAATCGGATTGAGCTCTGACATCGCGAAATCGGTCTCGCATTCCTTCCGAACAGCGTCGAACTGAGCCTGGATAGCATCTTGTTGAGCCTTAGCCGCGTCAGCGGCCTCTTTTCGGTGCAAACTACCGCCGCCATTCGCGTACCCACGCGTGCCGGGCAGACAATCGGCCCAAGGAATGCCAAGCGCACAATCGGCCGGATGGTTTGCGAACCCGGGCCCCACGCTGCTGCAACCACCAAGCAAGGCGACGACAATCGCTGCCAGTTTCCTCACATCTACCGTCATTCGCGGCTCCCCCGTTTGTTGGATCTCGGTCAGCAAATTCTATCGCGCCGGTATCCGTAAAAATCGGTCATGCGTAAGCGCTCCCCGGTACACCTCGACGAACCAAATTTCCGCATTACAGCGCCGAAACACCCCCAGCTCGGTGCCACGCGCGGCGAATCGGCACTCACTCTTGTCAACGGTGCATCAATACCCTCATTTCGCGCGTCAAATCGCGTCAATTTCGCAACAACCGAGCCCAGTCCAGCCCGCCAGCCGGCGGGCCTGACCGACCGATTCGCCTGTGCATCAAATGTAGGGGGACAAGAAGCGGGCAGGCGGGGAGGGGGACCGCGTTTCAGGGGCGCGGCTGGCCGTGTTCAGACCACCATCCGACCCCGTCTGCACCCCCTTCCCGCCCGCCTGCCAGCCCCGCCAAGGGCCTGCCGCCGCCCTGCCGGTGCTCGGCGCACCCCACGGCACCCGGCCACTCCTAGCGGCTCCTGTCGCGTCACACCACGAGGCCCCGCCCTCGCCCGCTTTTGATATCACTTTCTGATTGCACTTTGCTTGCACTTTCTGATATCATGTCATCATGAAATCGAAACACGCCCGCACCCTCGCCGCGATCTACACGAAACCGACCTTGGGCGGGATTGTGTTCTCGGATATCGAATCGCTCGTCGTCGCCTTGGGCGGCGCAATCCACGAAGGCGCCGGGTCGCGCATCGCCTTCGAACTGAATGGCAAGCGCCGCTACCATCACCGCCCGCATCCGGGCAAAGAGGCGAAGCGATATCAGGTGGAAGACCTGCGCGACTGGTTTATCGAAATGGGGATCAAGCCATGACCAACGCAATGACCTACAAGGGATACTTCGCCCGTATCGACTTCGACGGGCGCGACAATATCTTCGTCGGGCATGTGCTCGGCGTTGACGACAAGATCAGCTTCCACGGCTCGACCGTCGACGAGCTGACGGCCGATTTTCATGCGGCCGTCGACCACTACCTGACCGACTGCGAGCAGGCCGGCCGCAAGCCGCAGAAGCCGGCGTCCGGGAAACTGATGCTCCGCATCGATCCGGACGTACACGCGCGCGTCGGCATCGCGGCGGCCGTGTCCGGCGAAAGCGTGAACCAGTGGTCGGAAGAAGTGCTCGGCCGCGCCGCGCGCGAAGTGTTGGAGCGCGCCGCGCACGCCTGATATCGGATCTGCACAAACGACAAGGCCGCCGCGTGTTACCACGTCGGCGGCCTTTTCCATTCTCAGCCGGCTGCAGCGTCCACCGCCGGCCGGCGCCGTCACCTGAAGGCATGCCGGCGGTACGCATCCCGAATTGCCTCACCGTACTCGGCCAGCGAGTAACCCATGCGCGCTGCGCGATGCCACAGTTCTTCGCGCAGCGTGCTCGCGTAGCGATTGATGATCATCCGCTCTCGGTCCGTCGCCGGCATGATCTCCCCCTCTCGAATCGGGCCGGTACACACTGTGCGGTCGAATTCCTCGCAGCGCCGGTGATACTCGTCGGCCAGGTCGTCGAGCGCCGGATGCCGCCGCTCGGGTTCGGCCAGGTAGATCCGTTCGAAGTCGCGCCGAGGCGCAGTTTCGTCCAGGTAGACCCACTCAAAGGCACGCCGCATCGTCATGCGCCCTCTGCGTCCACGAATCGCGCGACAGCCATCGCGATAGCTGCTGCGCGGCTGATCCCGAGACGGTCGGCAGCCGCGTCGACGCGCGCGAGCAGCGCGGGATCGATGCCGAGGCTGATCGTCTCTTTCTTCCGCCGGCCGGCCGCGCGCGCCGGCCCGACGTGGCTCGATGATTCCGGTGCGGCGGCGTCAGGTGCGCCGCCGATGAACTGATCGATCGCAGCCGCTTTGCGCGCGTCCGGTCGTTTCGTGATTGCCATGCTTATCCCCTTTCGATATTGAACCGATATCGTTTTGATATCGGTTCGCCATTGCTTCGATAGCGTTACGCCGCCAAGACAGCATCGAGCAGGCGCTCGGCTTCGGCGCATGCGATCGTGTCACGGCGCGGCATCTCGTCGACATGCAAACCGGCGGCCGCCGCGTTCGCGAATGCCTTGCGGCGCGTCAGCCGGCAATCGAGCAGGTCGAACGTGGAGAACTCGCGCAGCGCCGCGGCGGCGTCCCGATTGTCCGAGCCGCTTACGTCGGCGAGGTTCATGAAGGCGAGCGCCTTCAGGTCGTGCACGGCGCGCGCTTCGTCGATCAGCTCGGTGATATCTTTCACCGCCCACACTTCGAACGAGCGCGGTACGAATGGGATCAAGGCAACGTCGGCAACGGTCAGCGCGGCACGCAACGCGCTCGAATCGCGGCCGCCGGCGTCGATGATGACGTGATCGAACCCGCCAGCCTGGGCGCTTACCTGCGCACGCAGCGTCGCGCCATTCGCGTATGCCGAGGCCGCCAGCGGCGGCCGGCCGCTTTCCGCGCGCAAGGTGATCGCGCTGATGCTGGATTCCTGCCGATCACCGTCGACGAGCCACGGGCGGAAGCCGGCGAGCGACAGGCCGATAGAGAGCTGCAAAGCGATCGTCGACTTGCCGACGCCGCCCTTGGTATTCACGACTGCGATAATCATATTGCTCCCCCGAGCATTGAACTACATTGAAACTCTATCGATTCGATATCGTTTCGATACCGAATCGCCATCGTTTTGATACCGGTTCAGAATTGATCGTCTGCGAGCCGTTCCCGTCATTGATGCTCGCGTTCGTTCGCGCGGTCGGCCGCGAACACGAGCGCCGCGAGGATCGGCACGGCGAGCGGATAGAACGCGAGCGCGCCGAGCCGGCCGACGAGTGCGACGAGCTCGACGAGCAGCTCGCCAGCGTGGCCGCCGATTGCACGCCAAATCCGGCGGTCGAACGGCGCCACGATCACGAACCATGCCGTTTTCTTCAACGCCTCGTGGTACATCATGCGGCGCCCTCGCCTCGCTTCTCGGTCTGGTTCGGCAAAACGTAACGCTCCAACAGCACCGCACCGCCATCGCGCGGGCGCAAAGCCCATACGGAAACGCTCGTGCCTGGGTGTGTGACTTCCCACATTGCAGCGCCCGGCCCGGCGATCCAGCGCGCTCGTGGTTTCGTGGTCTGCATCATTTCTCCTGTCTGTCATACGTTGAACTCGAATTCCTGCGTCTCGCGCCGCGGCCGCTTCGGTATCGGCAGCTCCGGCGGCTCCATTTCGAGGCGTGTCCGGTAGGTGTGGCCGCACGTCACGTCGTCGCACTGGTAGTCGATCAGCCACACCGTGTCCGACTGCTTTTCCATCGAACGCGCGATGCCGCGCGCGCCGCAATGCGGGCAGGCAATCGTGAATCTCATGCCCAGGCCCCCGGCCGCATCGTCGTGCGCGCGTTGACCGGCCCGCGAAGCGGCGGCGACGGCATCACCTCAAGCTGCACGCCGTCGCGCGGCCGAGCCGACGCCGACAGCGAATGCAAAATCTCGAGCCCGGCCGGCGTCCTGTAATCGCACGCGTCGCAGACGAAATACAGGCGCCGCATCGTCGCCGACATGCCTTCCGTATGGCGCGCCTCGATCTCGGCGCCACAGCACGGACACTCGATCGTCATTTGTGACATGGGATTTCCTCGCTCTACAGGTTCCGTTGGCCCCGTTTCGCGCCGCTCACTTCCCCGCTGACGCTGTTTCCGCTTCCGCGCGCTGCGCGGTCGGTCGGCTCGGCCACCCCTGACCGCTCCGACCGCGTACAGTTATTGACACCAGTCCAAGAGCGGGCGGCTTCGCCGCCGCGCCGAACCACCCGCCATTCGTACCGCGTCGACGGTACGAAAATCTTCGTCTCGCGCGTGTACGCGCAGAGCCCGTCGACGATGCGTGCGACGCCGATCGCCTCGACGCCGTGCGGCACGCGCACGGGCGCGATGCCGTAGCGGCCTTCGCGATGCTCGACGGTATGGCGCACGTACACCATGCGCGCTTCGCCGGCGACGCCGCCCATCGCGCGCGAGAACTCCGCCCAATCGGCCGCATGGTCGTCGGTCTTCTGCGCCGCGACCCATGCCGCACGAATGCAAGGCGATTCGTCCTCGCTCGGCAAATCCTCTTCCTTCACGCGGCGCAGCTCGCGCCACACGCCGACAGGCGCCCCGCCGAACTGTTGGAACTGACGGATGCCCCACAAGGCCGCCCACGCCTCGACGCGCTGCGACGGTGTGATTTCGTCGTCTTCCCAGAAATCCGACTGGATCACATAGCCGTCTTTGGTCTTGTGCTCGCCGACCGCGTGACCGTCGATGTTCTTGCTGATGTATTTCGCGACGTAGCCCACGGCCGAGCCCTTCGCGCGGTCGATCATTTCGAAGCGCACGCGATGCTTTTGCGCGCCGGGCTCGTTCCCCGAATCGCGCAAGCCGTGCTTGCGCATCACGGCGCAAAACCGTTCGATCTTTTCGGAGAATACGAGCCCATGCCAGTGCGGTGTACCGTCGTGGTTCGGCTCGGCAACGCGCATCCCAAAGAAGACGATTCCCTCTCGCTTCAACTCGGCGCGAATGCGTTGCCATACCTTGCGCAGATACGCTTGCGCGGCGCGCGGATCGGAGTCGACATAGCGCGGGTTTGGACGAACCCATTCGCCCGTCGTCGTGACAGCGTGAAAGCGGCTCGGACAAGTCAGCGTGAACATGACACCGCGAAACTTGACGTCGTCGGCCAGTTCTTCGAGCCCGCGCAGCCGCGTGAACAGCTCGCCGCGCTTCATCGCCTTGTTCGAGATACCTTTCGCGGCCAGCTCGGCCAACGTGAATTGCTGGCCGTTCTCGTTCTCCATCGTCACGGATTCGAGCGTGCGCGCGTTGCGCCGGTTCTGCGCGACGCGGCGCCGCACGGCGTCGTCGCTCGCATACGGCTCGGCCCGGCGATGGACGTAATGCAGACGGATGTTGCTGAATTCGAGCGCGCGGATATGCATCTTGCGCAGTTGGCGACGCCACCAAAGCTCGCACCGGACGCGCACAACCTGTTCGACGGGATGCTCGAAATCGGGCATGCCGACGCCATACAGACCGCACGCGTTGCGCACAACGACGAGTGCATCCGCGATGTTGAGTCCATGCGTGCGCAGTGCGACATCGTTCGCGATGCGGCGCGCCTTCATGCAGATTTCATGGTCGGTAGCGTCCGGGCGCACCGGCATCCTTTCCGGCGCATGCTCGACGAGAAATGCGTCGATTGCCGCTGCTGCTGCGCCGGCGTCGAACAGGTGCGGCGTGCCGGCAGCGCGAGCGCTCTCGCGGCCTGCCTCGCGCGCTTGCCGCATGGCTCGATTGAACCACTTCAACGGAACACGCTTACGGGCGCTTTCTACGGCCGGAAGTGCCGAAACGACATCACCGGCGTCACGTTCATAGACCCACATCAGGCATTGCCCCCGGCTATCATGCGGGCTTTACCGACGAGGGAGGCTCCGATATGAGAAGCGAACTGATTCCAGGCGAGACGGTCGCCGCGATTGACCAATGCATCGTCGATTACGTCGACAGCGTTGGCGACGAAAATCCCTTTCCATTCGTCGAAAAGACGATAGCCGTCGCAAACGAGGCGGGCCGCGTCTACCGGATACTGACGGCGGACGGAGCCCGTGAAGCGATCGCGGCCGACAAATTTCTCACGGAGATTGGATGCGTCGAGCGTCCGACGAAGCGATACAACAGCCTGTTTCATGTTCCGATCAAGGGATAGAAGCATCATGCGCAGAACGGGGCGGATCAGCTCGATTGCTGGCGGCCTGCACCGGCCTTCACGGGCCATGCGGGCTCCGTCCCGTCAGCCGGATGGACGCCACACCACGCGATGACGCCGACGATGGTAATCAGCCAGATCGCCCACAGCGGCATCGGCTTTTCGTTTCTCGGTTGCTTCATCATTCCCCCTTTCAGATCACCCGGCGACGCCGCGCCATCTGCGACAGCAACGGCCGCAGCTCGCGCATCGCGGCGGCGGCGGCCTGATCGGTGCGCGCCGTGCGCGGCGGGTTGTAAACGACGAACGGGGGCACCAATACCCCCGCTCCGATGCCAAACTCGGCAAGGTCGGCGGCCAGAAAGTCGCGCGAGCCTTCGCCTGCACGTTCCTCGCTCGCCGCGTATGTCATGCGGCGAGCCGTTCGTCTACAACGTGCGGCGTGTCGACCGCGTCGAGCGCCTTGTCGAATGCTTCGTCGCGCGTCATCGGGTACGACACGCCCGAGCCTTCCGTGTACCAGTGGATTTCACGACGCCCTTCGATGCCCTTGGCGACGAAGTAGCCGCCGCTCCCGAGCCGATCGAAAAACGGGCCGACCTCCATCACGCCGGCCGCCACGAAGCGTGGCGATGCGAATTCGATATCTGCGTCGGTCATGCAGCCCTCGCGATGGAGAGGTGCGGGCGACCTTGCTCGCGAGCGCGTCGCGCGCTTTCCGCGATGGCGCGACGGCGATACTGTGCGCGCTGGGTTTCGTTGTGGGCGTGCAATTCACGGCGAATCGCTTCGGATTCGTCGCGCACTACGTTAGCAGTCCGATTCATCGTCACCATATAGATTCCGCTCAGAACGACGTTGATGGATTCAGCCGCGCACGGTCGGCTGCGGTTGCGGGATATGCGGCCGAACGCCTGCATCGGCAGGTGCGTCGACCTGCGCGGGTTGCGAGGCGGCGAAGTGATTGATCAATGCGACTGCGGCGTCGATTGCCTCGACCGGTAACGTAATCCCGTGTGCATCACAGGCGGAAACCACATCGTCGTAAGTCACGTCAGTGCGTACTGGCTCCGCAGCGGGCGATGCTGCCGCGCGGGCTTGCCAGACTCGCCACCACTCGCGCGTGAGTTGGCTTACGTATTCGCCTCGCGAATCTCGCTCGATTGATTGATCCGTAGAAAGGATCACATACCGTTCGAACGCCGCCCGCTCGTCGGCCGGCGCTACTGCCGATAGTGGGTATGGTTGGCTCACGCAAAGCCTGAATGTCTCGGCACACAGTTCCGCAAAGCGCTTCGGCACGATGCGAGCACTCGAACTGTCCGGGCAGCACGCTTCGTATCCGGCGGCAATATCGCCAAGACAGCCGCACTCGGGGCAGAAGCGGATCATCTCTTCGGTCAGCGCCGCGGTGGGTTGCTCGACGTGGAGCGTAACGAAGCCGGTTCGAGCCGTGGCGTGAAACGCGCGGCGAAACTCTGCAATGTCAGCTTCCGACAATTCGCATGTCGGCTTGAGCACGAGCGCGGCTTGGCGCGCGGCGTCGACCGCTGCCGCCAATACGAGCGTGCGCGAGTCGGCCCGCGTCGGATGGCGCGCGGCAACGCCGTCTTGCAGGTTGGCGGTCGTCCAAAGCGCGTGCTGATGAAACGACTGGATTTCCCACGCGTTGGCGATGATCAGATCCGCGCGGCGCAGTTCGAGGAACAGCGCGCGCGGCGAGCCGTCGTCAATCACGGCCTGCCGTTCGTTGGCGCGCGTGACGCCCTCGCCGATAGCGTCGTCGCGTTCATTCGCGTTCGCCCACTGCAATTTCTGGTCGAACGTCATGACACCAAGCGCGTTTCGGATGATCGTGTGCGCCGCGCGCAGCTCGTCGCGAAGTTGTTGAGCGATCGCGGCTTTGTCCGCCGAGCAGCTCGCGGCCAGTGCCGCAAGCGTGAATTCCTGGGCGCCAGTAGAGGTCGCATTCATGCGTCGCCCTCCCGATTCTGGACGCCCCGACCTGCGACGACAGCCTCACGAGTGCGCATACCCGCTTCGAAGATCTTAGCCATCGCACCTCGACGTACCGCATTGCGGATTCGCTTTCTCGCGCACGAGATTGCCTCTTTGCTCGATGCTCCATTGCCCGTGAGCATCCCGCTTTCGATGTTGCTCACGACGTAGAGCTTGTCGTCGCCGTCGACGCGGAAGCGGTTGCGGTGAACACCGAACGTCATGCCAAGGGCGTTCTTGATCACTACCGGCTCGCCTTCCACCCGCTTGAGGCCCTCGCCCATGAGGATTTCGTAGGTAATGGTCATGCCGGCACCCCAGCGCGATTCACCGCAGTCCAGTTTCGGACGATGCACTGCATTGAGTCCATCAGCGCACGCCATGCGGCGTCAGCGGTTTGGCGGGCCAGCGCGAGCGCGCTGTAACGCGACCGTGAAAATTGCAACGAAATGTGCTGCATTTGACTTCCCCTTGTTCAACCCCTGAACGGTGTACTGCGTGAAAGTCGCCCGGCGGCTGGGTAGCTATTCCAGCACCGGCGGGGTTGTGAACCGGCTGCCGGGGCGACAGGCGGATAATACTTCGCGACCTCGAAGCATGCAAGCCTCGAAGCATCGCGACCTGAAAGCATCGAGGTCGCGAACGTTGCATGTTCGAGAACATCGAAGTAATCTTGCTTCCGGGTTGATATTGATTTTTAAGGGGTTTCAATGAAGACGACCGTCGATTACCTCGACGAGGCCAAGCGTTGCCTTGGCGTCGAGTCCGACTATGCCCTGTCCAAGCGACTGGACATTCGCCAATCCACCATCAGCGGCTACCGTGCTGGTCGCAGCCATTTCGACGAGCTGACCGCGCTGAAGATCGCTCAAGCGTGCAGCATCGATCCGATGGAAGTCATCGCGGCCGCAGCTTACGAGCGCGCAAAAACGCCCGATGTCCGCGATATCTGGATGGGTGCTTGGGAAAAATTTTCCAAGGGTTTTCGGTGGCTGGCGCTACCCGCTAACGCTTGCGGGGCTTTGATCCCGCAGGTGTAACGCCAGCTAAAGTTAGCTTCGGGTGGTGACTAGTCTTGAGATTATGTCAAGTAAATTTGCCATCCTAACTACACCTCCGAGTTCCCGACGGGTAAGCAGGCCACCGAGATTCGGTTCCATCGGATCGGAGAACAGCTGACAGAATATCTCAGCGTCGCTTCTTAGCCGCCGGCGGGCCGGCAGTTGGTCCGGTTTCTGCCCCTGCGGCAGTTCGATTCTCGTCGCTCTCTGGGAGATGGACAGCCCGATACCTGCGCTTTGATTTCTCGTGGATGGTACGAGCCAAAATCGCGCATTCCGGGCACCAGTGTCCGGCCAGAACGGTCGCTGGCGTCGTCGACCACGAATGGCCTTGTCCGCACATCCATCGCAGATGATGATGTGCCGAAACATAGGCATCAGAAAGGCATTCACCACCGCGAGAGTTCGCTAGCGCTTTCATTTCGTCGATAGTATGGCGCCTGTTGTTGCAGATCGGGCACCAGCTTCCGGCGGCTACCGAACCAGGAGTCGTCCACCAGCAATGGCCGCTCGAGCATTGCCATTGCAGCGGTGTACCCCGGTTGACGTATACGGTCGACAGACAGCTGCCACCACGTGCAGCAGCCAACTCGTGCATCTTTGCGATTCCCAGTCGGCGCCGTTCCACCTTGCACTGCGGACACCAGTGGTCATAGACGGTGTTAGCCGACGCGTTCCATTCGTGACCTGCAGCACAGCGCCATTGCAATTTTTTCGGCGGATGGGCATAGGTTTCAGACAAGCATTGGCCGCCACGCCGGCCGGCCAGCGCTTGCATTTGCTCCAACGTTCGGCGCCGCTCGGCGCGCGCACAATGTGGGCACCAAGTCCCCTTCAAGATAAACTGCGGCCGGGCCTGCCAACGATGACCGGCAGCGCATTCGAACAGCAAGTGAGTATAGTTATTCTCATACTCAGTCGACAGACAGCGACCGCCTCGCTCTTGCGCGGCGCGCTGCAT